TCATGGATAAGGTAAGCCTCTAAACCGGCTACCTGAGTTGGGAATGCTACATCGCCTGCTTTAAGGAATTCAGCCTGCATTTGAAAGATTGTTGGTTTGTCTTGATAACGCATAATTATGCACTCTTTGTTGTTTGATTATAGGACCACAGAACACACCGAAGGTGTGATTATTGCTTTATGGGTGTAGTGTGGTATATCATACAGAATTACATACTCTCACATCCACCTATGCAGGATAAAACATGACACCAGACGAACGCACTGACGCGACACTTGAGCAGTCTGAATCCCCCGGTTTAACAGACTGGACCAAGGAACCGACAGTTGCTGATTTTATTGTCGATATGACTGCTGCACAATCAGACCACGATATACAAGAAAGCCGTGTAGATACTTGGCTAGACAATCTGCATGTGACGGGTTCAGCGAAGCTGGACAAAGTCGCAGGCAGAAGTAATATCCAACCTAAAACTATTCGTAAACAAGCTGAGTGGAGATACGCCTCATTAAGTGAACCTTTCCTAAGTACGGACGATGTATTTAATATCGACCCAGTTACTTATGAAGACAAAGCTGCAGCTGAACAAAATGCCCTCATCCTCAATAACCAATTCAATACTAAGTTACCTAAAGTTAAATTCATTGATGAGTACGTACGTACCGCAGTTGATGAAGGTACAGTTGTTGTACGTGTAGGTTGGGATAACCAAGAAGAAGAGTACGAGGATTCTGTTCCTGTATTTAGATTGGTTCGAGATGGTTCACCTGATATTCAGGAAATGCATGCAAAGCTTCATGAGCTTATGGAGAATAGTCCTCATGACTATATGATGCTTCCTGAAGAAGTACGTCAGGCTCATGACCGCACTATGGAAGAGGGTGTAGGCTATCGACCTGAAGATACTGGTGAGAATGAGTCCGTCACTAAAACCGATATTATTCGTAACCAACCTACTTTAGATATATGCCATTACAAGAACCTACTTATTGACCCAACTGCTTTAGGTGATATGGATAAGGCACAGTTTGTTATTCATGACTTTGAGACTTCAATCTCTGACCTGGAGAAAGATGGTTCATACAGTAACTTAGATGACCTCAATATAGAGAGCGTAGGCACAGTAGTTAATACTGATACGTCTAACTCTGATGACTCATCATTCAATTTTAAAGATGAAGCACGTAAACGTTTCACCGCACATGAATACTGGGGATACTGGGATATCGATGGGGATGGTGAAACTACTCCTATCGTCGCAGTGTTCGTTGGCAATACAATGATTAAGCTTGAGAAGAATCCTTACCCTGATGGCAAGTTACCCTTCGTCTTAGTTAAGTTCTTACCGGTACGTCGTTCTAACTTCGGTGAACCAGATGGTGAATTGATTAAAGATAGTCAGGACATCATTGGAGCTGTTTACCGAGGTATGGTAGATATCATGGGTAAGAGTGCCAATGGTCAAGTTGGTTCGCGTAAGGATGCTCTTGATACAACGAATAAGCGTAAGTTTGATAATGATGAGGATTACGAATATAACGCTCATGTGAGCCCTACAGACGCATTCCACGTACATACGTATGGAGAGATTCCTAACTCAGCTCAATTGATGCTTCAATTACAGAATGCTGAAGCTGACAGCCTCACAGGTGTACAAGCTTTTTCAAATGGTATATCAGGTCAAGCATTGGGTACAACAGCCACAGGGATACGCTCAGCTCTTGATGCGACATCTAAACGTGAGCTAGGTATTCTACGTAGATTAGCTGCAGGTATCACTGAAATTGGTCGTAAGATTATTGCGATGAATGGTGAGTTTCTTGATGATATTGAAGTAGTTCGTGTAACTAACTCAGATTTCATTCAAGTTAAGCGTGATGACCTAGCCGGTAACTTCGATTTAAGGCTAACCATAAGCACAGCAGAGGCCGATAACCAGAAAGCTGAGGAATTATCCTTCATGCTTCAAACGACCGCTCAGAGCATGGGACAAGAGTTTACACAGTTAATCTTGTCAGACATCGCAAAATTACGTAAGATGCCTGCATTGGCAAAACGTATTTTAGAATTTGCACCAAAACCTGACCCATTAGCTGTTAAGCGACAAGAGCTGGAAATCCAGTTACTCGAAGCTCAGATTAGAAATGAACTAGGTAAAGCTACAGAGAATGAAGCCAACGGTAAATTGGATACAGCTAAGGTTATCAACGATACTAAATCTGTTGACGCTAAGGTTGCATTAGATAATGCCAAAGCTCTTAATCTCCAAAGCGACACTGATTTGAAGAACCTTGAATATGTGGAACAGGAATCTGGTACTGCACATGAAAGGGAGTTAGATAAACAGGGCCAACAAGCGAGAGCTAATATGGACCTAAAAGTTACTGAGGCTGCTTTGAATAAGTCTCAAGAAAAGTCTACTGATACCCCAACATAGGGGTACAGTTTTTTTACTAACGGGTGAGAGCCTTAATCTGACAATAACGTCAGGACACGAAAGGAAAGTATAATGTCACAATCACAATTAGACCGACAAATCAAAAGCGTAGAGATTACGATTCAGCAAGCCGAGAAAGCAATTGCACTAGGTGAAGCTCAACAGCGCTTATTAGCAGGTACTGAACGCCCTGGCGATTACAAACTTGTATGGGTAGAAAGCTTCATTAAAGACGGTGCACGCAAAGCTGTAATTGGTAAAGCTAACCCAGCCTTACAAAGTGAGGAACACCAGAAAGCATTCGTGAAAGATATCGATGCAATCGGCGCAGTAGCCATGCACTCGGATATGATAGTCGCAGAAGGTGTACAACTTCGACGTCAGTTAGAAGCTGACCAAGATACCCTTACTGCACTAAATGCAGAATCGTTGGTTTAATATGAGTGACCTTAACGAAGCAGAAGCTCCGATAGTTAGCCCATTAGATATGTCTCCTGAGGAGATGGCTAACTTTACTTTACCTGACGAGGCTCTAACCGATGAATCAATGGTTCCACCTGAAGAAGCGGATGACAGCGAAGCAGATGAAACTTTTGAAGGAGAACCTGAAGAGTTCTCCGAAGATGACGATAACGAAGACCTTGAAGAAGACGGTGAGTCAGATGAACCCGCCTTAGATACAGACACTACATTTGAAGGGGATGACTCTGATGGTGTAGATGAAGTAGCTGAGGTGGATGTAACAGTACACACTAAATTCTTCAATGAAATAACTGCCCCATTCCAAGCGAATGGTAAGCAGGTAACAATCAATAACGCAGCAGATGTTATTACCCTCATGAAGAAGGGAGCAGGATATGATAAGGCTATGGCTGGTTTACGGCCCACTAGACTTCTGAATAAAATGCTAAAAGATAATGGTCTTGATGATGTATCCAAACTCAATCACTTAATTGATTTGAGTAAAGGTAACCAAGCGGCCATTACCCAACTGATGAATGATAACTCTGTAGACCCGTTATCGATTGATGTAAACCAAGCTGATTACACACCCAACTCGTACTCTGCTGACGATACTTCGTTGCAACTGGATGATGCTATCACTACCGTAAAAGGTACTGCTAGTGGCGCTAGAGCAATTGACATTGTAAGCAACTCGATGGATGCGGTAAGTAAGGCAACCGTACTAAACAACCCTCAACTCTTAGTCCAAATCAATGATCAAATCGCTAACGGCGCTTACGATAATATTATGGCTAAAGTGGAACACGAACGCCTCGTAGGTCGTTTGGTAGGGATGTCGGACTTAGACGCATATAAGTTTATCGGTGACTCAATTTATGCTAAACCTCAGGTAGCTCCTGCGGAAGCCAATGACATTGTGAAACGTAAACCTGTAGCAACTAATCCTAAGCTAAAACAACGTCGCAAAGCGGCATCACCAACTAGACAGGCACCTCAACGTCAGAAGGCTAAATTCAGTGGTAAGTCACCACTAGATATGTCCCCTGCAGAGTTAGCCGAAGCTAGTAAATTTTTTACTTAATAGGATAATCTCATGTCAAACAACGACACACAAAGATATGGCACAGGCTCGGATTCAACAGTCGGCACACAATTACGTACTGATTACTTCAACAAAAATGCGTTGGATGAAGCAGCAAAAGAAAGTTACTTCGGTCAGCAAGCTGACACAATGGCTATGCCGAAGCATATGGGTAAGACCATTAAGCAATACCATTACCTGCCGTTATTAGATGATAAAAACATCAATGACCAAGGTATCGATGCTGCCGGCTTAACTGCTACCTTTACAGGTCGCATTGGTATTACATTACCTGATACGGTTCTTGCTCCTAACGGCATGAACACTATCTACGCTGTAAGCGAAGGTACTACTGCTGCATTAGCAGCTGCTCAAGTATTAGCTGAATACCGTCGTATTTTGTTAACTCTTGGTGTAACCAACCAAACGTCCGCTACTGCAGCTGCCTCTAAAGCTACTTTAGAAGCACTTGGCTGGAAGATTGATATCGCACAAGGTATCACTGCTGGCATCTTAGCTAAAAGCGCTAACGGCAACTTGTACGGCTCATCTAAAGATGTTGGTGCAATCTCTGCTAAGTTACCTGCATTAACGGAGAACGGCGGTCGTGTTAACCGTGTTGGTTTCAAACGCGTAGAACTTGAAGGTACTTTAGAGAAGTTTGGTTTCTTCGATGAATACACTCAAGAGTCTTTAGACTTTGATACTGATGCACAGTTAGAGCAACACATTTCAACTGAAATGGTTAAAGGCGCTAACGAAATGACTGAAGATGCCTTACAGATTGATTTACTTGAATCTGCTGGTGTTACTCGTTTTGGTGGTGTTGCTACTGCAACTAGCGAATTAACAGGTGTTGATGCTGATACTGTTTCAAGCATTACTTACACTGACTTAATGAAGTTAAACATCACTTTAGATGAAAACCGTACGCCTAAGCATACTAAAATCCTAACGGGTAGCCGTATGATTGATACAGAAGTTGTGAACTCAGCTCGCTATATCTACATTGGTAATGAGTTAATCCCAATGGTTAAAGCCATGAAAGATTTACACGGCCAACCGGCATTCGTTTCAGTTGAAAAGTACGCTGCAGGTAATACTATTGCACGTGGCGAAATCGGAAAAGTTGATCAATTCCGTATCGTAGTTGTTCCTGAAATGCTTCATTGGGAAGGCGCAGGTGCTGTTGCAGGTGTTAACTCTGGTTACCGTACCGGTGTTGCTGTAGATGGTAAAGGTGGTGTTCCTGGTGCTGAGCGTTACAACGTATACCCTATGCTTGTAATCGGTTCTGGTTCATTCACTACTGTTGGTTTCAACACTGGCGGTTCTGGCGTGAAGTTCTCAATCAAGCATGTTAAGCCTGGTTCAGAGCAATCATACGGCCAACATGACCCGTTTGGTGAGAAAGGCTTTATGTCTATCAAATGGTACTACGGCTTCATGGTATTACGTCCTGAACGTATTGCTGTATGTAAAGCTGTTGCTGAGTGGTAGTCACTAGTTGACCCAATAACAAGGAGCCTTCGGGCTCCTTTTTTGGTATCAGCAATACTGCTGTATATTTGTGGTTTCCCCCACGTTAAAAAATCGGATTTTAGGAATTAAATATTATGAACATTGATAGACCAGAAGCTCCACTAGTTGTACCAAGCGAACGTGAATCACTTAAAACCCGTGCGACTGCTATGGGTATCCCTTTTAAGGGTAACATCAGTACAGAGGCTCTGAAGGCTCTTGTACTTGCTGAAGCAAGTGATGA